AATTTTATAGCGATGATGGAATTAGAAAAACACAGATTGTGAAAAATCCTAATGTAGGTTTGGAAAAATACACGGTAAAGGTCTGGATTGAAGGGTGTGAACAAGCTCAACATGAAAAGAGCTTCAATACGATCGAGGTAGCTGAGTGGTATGCTGAAGAATGGGTTCAGAAATGAGCCCCTTCGACTTCATTAACTCTGTATCACACACCAAGAAAGACCTTATTAACAGTAGTGATAATCCAAGCCTAGCAGAAAAACTGTATCAGCCTTTCCTTATCAATCGTGGTTTATCTTACTTCCCTGACACGATTCTCTCCGCTAACGAGATGAATTTGCACGGTAATATTGAGAGCGGCCTACAATATTATTTTTACCTAAATACTTTAAAGCCCCGAAAACGGTTTGCAAAGTGGGCAAAAAAAGTTGAAAGTGATGATTTTAATGCTGTCCAACAGTACTATGGATACAATAATCAAAAAACTGTAGAGGCGCTACCATTACTTTCTGAAAAGCAGTTAAACCTTATAAAATTAAAATTACAAAAAGGTGAAACATCATGATTGAAAGTTTGGTAGAGGTTACTCTTGCAGACCCAGATGCGTTTCTTAAAATTCGTGAAACCCTGACAAGAATTGGTGTAGCATCAAGAAAAGATAAAAAACTCTTTCAAAGCTGCCACATCCTTCACAAACAGGGTAAGTATTATATTGTTCACTTTAAAGAACTGTTTGCTCTTGATGGAAAACCATCTAATTTTTCTGACGACGACAAAGCTAGACGCAATACAATAGCTGCACTGCTTGCTGAATGGGGTCTCGTTGGTGTTGTAGAGCAAACAAAAATTGCCGATCCAAAAGCTTCGCTGAGTCAGATCAAGGTCCTTTCCCACAAGGAAAAGGGCGATTGGGAGCTTGTTGCTAAATATAACATTGGAAAACGTTAAAAAATCTAATCCGTCGTTTTCTAAAATAGAGGCCGAATACATGTTGTAACGCAACACAATTTGGCTATATAATATCAGAGACTGCCGAAAGGAGTCTCTGATTTATTTTATAACTCGCTTAATTAAAGGAGAAATTATGAAAACATTAGCACATGCATTTGGTCAAGACTGGGCAAAAACATTCGACCCATATTTTGTTGGATTTGATAGTCAGTTTGATAAGCTGTCTAAACTGCACGACGAGCTAACAAAAAATGTTCCAAATTATCCACCATACAACATCAAGAAAATTGACGAAAACAAATACGTTGTGGAAATTGCAGTAGCTGGCTTTGCAAAACAAGATGTTGAAATTACAATTGAAGATGGCAAATTAATTGTCAAAGGTAACACGAAAGACGACAATGAAGGTTTTCTGTTCAAAGGAATTGCCGCTCGCGCATTCACAAGAACGTTTGCCATAGGGGATACAATCGAAGTTAAAAACGCTGAGATGATCAACGGTTTGCTAAAGATTTTCTTTGAGAATATTATTCCTGAACATAAGAAGCCAAAGAAGATTGACATTAACGACGGAAAACAAGACACAAAGCAGTTTTTAACGGAGCAACAATGAAAAAAATATTAGAGGTTGTAACATCTTTCTTCGCTCTCATTCGTGAAGCACGAGAATTGGAGATTGAATGTCGTCAGAAGTTTAAGCTTCTGTAAGCAAGAAAGGGCCGCAAGGCCCTTTTTTGTTGGTGTTGTCTTTCTAAAAAAATACATGTACGCTATATAATTATTTGTGGGTAATGTGAGGATCTATGCGATTTTATACTAATGTAGCATATGATATGAGTACCAATCAACTTCATGTGAGAGGGTTTGAGAATGGAAAGCGCATCAGCGAAAGTATATGGTGCCAGCCATATCTTTTCTTTCCAGCAAAACCTGGTCAACAAACAAATTATCGCACCCTTGACGGTAAACCTGTATTCAAAAAAGAATACCCTGACCGTACAAGTATGCTAAATTTTATCAAAAAAAATCAGGGCATGGTTCAATTCTACGGTCTTGGAGTACGTCCGTTTGAGCTAATTCATACATTCATAAATGATTACTACCCCGGTAGGATTGAGTATGATCAGTCTAAACTTTCTGTTGTTTATCTCGATATTGAGACCGATTCAGAAGGTGGTTTCCCAAATATTGAAACAGCCGATAAAGCCATTACAGCAATAACTATTTTTAAGAATGGAAAGTACGTTGTTCTTGGATTGAATCCCTATAAAAAAGACAATGACAGTGTTGTGTATATTAAATGCAAGGATGAAACGGAGCTGCTTGAAAAGTTTCTTATAGTATGGCAGTCAAACCAGTTTTCCCCTGACATTGTCACAGGTTGGAATATCGAGCAGTTTGACATCCCATACATTATTAACAGAATTGAAAGAGTGTTGGGAGAGGATAGAAGTGATGACCTCTCTCCCTTCGGTTCAATCACTCAACGGCAGTTTGAAAGTACTTATGGAACTGTCTACATTAAAACTGTGGCAGGTATTACTATTCTCGACTACCTCGCTCTCTATAAAAAATTCTCCTACACACCGCAGGAGAGCTATAAGCTCGACCATATAGCCCACTATGAGCTAGGTGAAAAGAAACTAGATTACAGGGCTTTGGGTTATGAAACCCTTGATGAATTTTACAAGAAAGACTTTCAAAATTTTATTAATTATAACATCAAAGACGTTGAACTTGTTTACAAGCTCGAGGACAAACTAAAGTTCATTGAACAAGTCTGCGCAATTGCATACGACGCTAAAGTTAATTTAATTGAAGCTCTTACAACAGTGAGAATGTGGGATATCATTATTCACAATCATCTACGTGAAAAAAATATTGTTGTTCCCTACAGTGATCCCTATTTGCAAGAACCGGCATCTAAACCTCAGGAATTAGCGATACAGGGAGCATATGTTAAGGATCCTATTGTTGGGCTTCATAACTGGGTTGTCTCATTTGATCTGAACAGTTTGTACCCGCATTTAATAATGCAATACAACATTTCTCACGACACATATGTTGAACGAAAGCACGATATTGATATTCAGAAACTAATTGATGGTGGATTGAATAATCCTAGTCTTCAATCATACATCAAGGATAAAAATGTTACATTCTGTGGGTCTGGTTGTATGTTTGATAGAGACCGTCAAGGATTTTTACCCCAGTTAATGCAAAAGATGTATGACGATCGTGTTGTATGGAAAACACGAATGATTGAGGCAAAGAAAAAGTACGAACAAAATCCTACAGTAAAACTACGTAACGAAATTGCTCAATGTCACAATATGCAACTTGCAAAAAAGATTCAATTGAATAGTGCTTACGGTGCTTTGGGAAATAAGTTCTTCAGATGGTTTGATAGAAAATACGCTGAATCAATTACATTATCGGGTCAGCTGGCTATCCGATGGATGGAGAAACACATTAACGAATTCCTCAACCAAAAGCTCGAAACGGAAAACGTTGATTATGTTATTGCCTGTGATACAGATTCGATGTATATTAACCTCGACAAATACGTTGAAAAGTATTACAATAACAAAGAAACAAACGAATTAATTGATATCCTTGATAACGATTGTCAATCAATCTTTGAACCTTTTATTGATGAGACTTATAATAAACTTGGTGTTCTTGTTAATGCTTATGATCAGAAGATGAAAATGAAGCGAGAGGCAATTGCTGATAAAGGCATCTGGACAGGTAAGAAACACTACATTCTCAATGTGTTTGATAACGAGGGTGTGAGGTATAAAGAACCGAAACTTAAAATACAGGGAATAGAAGCAATTAGATCATCAACACCCTCTGCATGTCGTGAAAACATTAAGAAAGCGCTTCAGATAATTATGAGTCAAGGGGAACAAGCGACAGTTGATTTTATCGAGAGGTTTCGTGAGAATTTCTCCACACTGCCTTTTGATGAAATTGCTTTTCCTAGATCGGTTCAGGATTTACGGAAATGGGAATCAGGATCTGGTGTAAAGCCTTCATGCCCAATTCATGTAAGAGGTTCAATTGTGTATAACAACATGGTGAAAAGCCGCAACCTAGAAGCTAAATATAACTTAATCACTAACGGTGATAAGATTAAATTTTGTTACATGCTTGTACCCAATCCCGTGAAAAGCAACGTTATAGCAGCACCTGGCTATCTTCCTCCTGAATTCGATGTTAGTGATTATATCGATTACGAAAAGCAGTTTGAAAAAAGTTTTCTCGATCCGTTAAAAACTATTCTCACAGCAATTGGTTGGAAAACGGAAAAACAATATACACTAGAGGATTTCTTTTCATGAAAAAGCCCCACATCTCTATTGATGATTCATATGATGATTTTGGTTTCTCAGCTGTTAGCGAAGACGAACTAAAAGAGCTCGAAAGAAAACTACATGCTGATCTTCAACAAACATCTTCACAGTTAAATGATGTTACAAAAACATACCAACAAAAACTAGAACAGTTGTATAAGCTGATTATGCCATTGCTGATCAACCTTCAAAAGAATCCTGACAAGGAATACATTTTCTGGCCCAACAGGGCTGAGAAGGTTAAAGAGTTCGTTAAAAAGATTGACGATCTGCTCGATGATTAACATTCTTGTACTTGCTGTTGCTCTGATAATATCAACGGTCGCTGCATATTATTCAGTTATTGGTTTAACAACAATATTTGCAGCTGCGTTTTGGCCAGTTGTTATTATGGCATCAAGCATCGAAGCAGCAAAGGTTGTCTGCACATCGTGGTTGTACAGACACTGGCTAACAGCTCCTTGGACGATCAAATATTATTTGATCACTGCAATAGTTGTCCTCTCTCTAATCACATCGCTTGGAACATTTGGATTTCTTTCAAAAGCACACACCGATCTTGCTTTGACAAGTGGTGTTACAAACGTGAGACTACAAACAATCGATCAACAAATTGTAATTGAAAAGCAGCGTCTTGACATTCTTCTATCGCAATCGAAACAGTATACTGGTCCTGTGAGGAGGTTTGAAAAGCAGATCAACGAAACACAAAACAAAATTGTTCAATTAACAGAACAGCGCCTCCCGCTTTTGCAAGAACAAACAAAAGCAGAAGTAGAAGTCGGACCGTTGCGTTACGTTGCTGAACTCGTTTATGGAAAAACGGACGAAACTACTTTAGGGTCTGCAGTAAGAATGATTACTGTGTTAATAGTTCTTGTATTTGATCCACTTGCTCTCGTAATGTTATTGGCAGCCAATCACGGTTTTGCTCAACGAAATCGTGTTGTAGAAGATCCTAGATGGGTAGATAATGTTAAGACAAACCGGAAAAAAATAGTGATTGATCCAAATTCATTGCATACAATAAAATGAAAACATTCGTTGAAATAGGTTCTAGTGATTTCAATAACAACGACCATTTCTTTGAGGAAGGGTGGGTTGGGCACTTTGTTGAGCCAATTCCCTTTCTCATAGAATCGTTGCAAAAAAAGATTCGAGAAAAACACAATAAACCAATAGTTGCAAGATTTCATCAATGTGCTATTTCTGATTATAACGGAACTATAACAATGAAATATGTTGACCCAACAACAGATAATTGGGTAGAATGGGTAAGAGGAATATCATCGATTGACACTGGTCTCAACAGTAATCCAATCAACACAAGGACGTGGGGTGTCAATGATATTAAAACTACTGACGTTGTTTGCTACACATTGGATACGTTTTTAGAAATGGCGGGAATAACAAATATTGATTTCATGCAAGTAGATGTTGAGGGTCACGAGCTCAATATTTTAAAAAACTATTCGTGGAAAATAAAACCAAAGCAAATTAAGGTTGAACACATGTGGTGTGGATGGGCGCCAATCCGTCTACTACTTGAACGAAACGGCTACGAATGTCGGGTAGAGATAGAGGACATTTGGGGTGAACTAAAGGAGACAGCATGACATTTTTTAGAGACTTGATTAAAGAGGTTGGGGATGAAGATACTTCTATTGCCGCTGACGGCGTTGGTAGTGCTGAGTTTGGGGGTTTTATTGATACTGGCAGCTATATGCTCAACGCTGTTCTCTCGGGTAGCATCTATGGTGGCGTACCTGATAATAAAGTTACTGCTTTTGCAGGAGAGTCCGCTACTGGTAAAACTTACTTCGTTCTTGGGGTCGTCAAATCTTTCCTCGACTCCAACAAATCAGCCGGCGTCATCTACTACGACACGGAGGCAGCGGTCACAAAGGGAATGATGGAAGAACGCGGGATTGACACGACACGTGTTATTATTGCAGAACCGGATACAATCCAGAAATTTAAAACTCATGCACTAAAAATGATTGAAGCGTATGAGAAACAGCCAGAAGACAAGCGTCCTCCAATGATGTTTGTCCTTGACAGTCTTGGACTTCTTTCAACTACAAAAGAGATGGAAGATTCCTTGGAGGGTAAAGAGACGCGCGATATGACTAAATCACAAATGATTAAAGCCGCCTTTAGAGTATTGACCCTCAAGCTAGCAAAGGTCAAAGTACCAATGCTTGTTACTAACCACGTGTATGAGGTAATCGGATCTTATGTCCCAACAAAAGAACTTGGTGGAGGAACAGGACTCAAGTATGCTGCCAGCACTATTGCAATGCTTTCAAAAAAGAAAGAAAAGGATGGAACAGATGTTATTGGAAACGTCATCCGAATCAAAATGTACAAGTCAAGGCTCTCGAAAGAAAACCAAGACGCAAGTGTGCTACTTACTTACTCCAAAGGGTTAGATCGGTATTATGGTCTTCTTGACCTTGCAGAGAAGTATGAAATCTTCAAGAAAGTATCAACGCGTTATGAGCTACCGAACGGTGAAAAGGTTTTTGGTAAGAATATTAACGAAGAACCTGAAAAGTATTACACGGACGACATTCTCAAGCAGATCGATGCTGCAGCAGCAAAAGAATTTAAATATGGGGAGCATGAATGATTGAACAGTTAATTCTCAAGAATCTAACAACCAACGAACCTTATGCTAGAAAAGTTCTTCCGTTCTTGAAGAACGAGTACTTTCATGACATAAACGACAAGGTTGTTTTTGGAATCGCTGAGAAATACTTTCAACAGTATAATAGATGTCCAACTGTTGATGTTCTTTTGATTGAGCTCGACAAGAGCAGTTCATTGTCTGAGGAGCAATTTAAGACTGTAACTGCAACTGTTGAAAAGTTTGACCAGGAAGCTAGTGATGTTGATTGGCTTGTAGCTGAGACTGAAAAGTTCTGTCAAGACAAAGCAATCTACAATGCTATCATGCAGTCAATTAAGATTATTGATGGAACAGAAAAGGTAAAGAACAAGGGTCTAATTCCTGATCTCCTTTCAGATGCTCTTGCTGTTTCGTTCGACAATCATGTCGGTCATGATTTTCTTGACGACAGTGAGGCGCGATATGAGTTATACCATAAGGTTGAGGAAAAGATTGCGTTCGACCTCGAGATGTTTAATATCATTACAAAAGGTGGTCTTTCAAAAAAGACCCTCAATGTTATTCTTGCTGGAACTGGTGTAGGTAAATCGTTATTCATGAGTCATTGTGCTGCACACCATTTGACAATTGGAAAAAACGTCCTCTATATTACGATGGAGATGGCTGAGGAACGGATTGCAGAGCGGATTGATGCAAACTTAATGGGTGTGACAATTGATGAATTGCAAACATTTCCGAAAGATGTTTATGACAAGAAAATCAACAGGGTAAAGTCAAAAACTACAGGTAAGCTGATCATCAAGGAATATCCTACTGGTTCTGCAGGGGTAAATAATTTTAGATTTCTAATCAACGAGTTAAAGCTCAAGAGAAATTTTGTTCCGGATGTAATCTACATTGATTACCTAAATATCTGTATGTCTTCCAGATTAAAATTCTCTGCAAATGTAAACAGTTATTCTTATATTAAAGCAATCGC